TACAAAAAAGGAAGTGATTAAATCACTTCCTCTAGATAGTTGCGGCGGCAGGACTGAACGTGTTTTCCTACCGCTACAACGCAAGAAGCTGATAATAATACCATAGCCAAGTTATACAATCATACGCGTACATTATAATAATACAGGCATTTTACTAACTATCGTTCGGATTTAGTCCCGATTTTCCTTACTTTCTAACAGCTTGATATAGTTCTCCAAGGTACTGATGCGTTTGTCCTTCTCCTGTATTAAATCCCTTAAATACTGTACTTCCATCGTCGCACCACCGATGGCTACATTAGACAGAATGTTATTGGAACCTACAGAACCGTTCGTTCCGGTTGCGGCCCACGATGGTGCAGTGAACAAATCGTCCATGGAGCACTTCAGTACTTCACGAAGACGCTCAAGTGTATCACTACGTAGATTCTTCGCATTCTCTAAATGATAGAGGTCTGTCGATTTACTACCGAACATCTGTTTTTCAAACTCTTTCTTAGTCAAACCCGCGTTTGCTATTAACTCCCTGAGTATCTTTCCATTAAACATAATCCTACATTTTAATTAATAATATTTAACCTATTATCCTAAGTAATTTTACTAACTATCATTAGGATATTCTATTTTTTATTCGTAACTTTGCAACAAAGTTAATAATAATATTTGAAATATGAAAGAAAATAAGGAAAAAAGTGAGAAAAAAAATTCATTGCTCGAATGGTACAACGAGATTCCTCGCAAGAAGAGAAACAAGTTCATTCTTGCCCTTCAGCTGAAATTCGACATGTCAGCACAAGGCATCTATGACAAGATCAAGAAGGACAACTGGAAGCCTTATCAGCGAGAGATGATTGATGAGGTCGTCAACGAAGGTTTGTGGGAGAAGTAACTATCTATTGTTAAATATAAAACGAAGGACAATGGCAAAGAAGAAGAATAAGGTCAGAACCTTAGAGGATGCCATCATGGAGAAATTCCCGAAGGCAGCCATCAGTGAGATTAGACGCACCAAGTTCGGACTCCGTGTTCTCGGCATGGTTCCGGCTAGAGACGAGTTCGACAAGGACCACATCGTGGAATGGACGGAAACCGGAACCGCCATGGAGTGCGCAGTTGAAGAAAGAGATTACCGAGAGATCATCTGGAATGACGAGGAGCATAAGCCGGAATACATTTCTACCAAGATGCTTCTCAGCAATGAGAATTTCAACGTCGATGTCTCCTAAAAAATGTCTTGAGTGTAAGGAGGGCATTAACTGTATCAGTGGAAGATACTGTCCTCCTCTTCACAGATATGTTGAGCATAGCGCAGAACCGCCATGCGACCAACAATAAGTATTTTGTTTTGAGCCTGCGAAATTTTATCTTTGCAGGCAGATTTTAAAAGGAAAAGAAATATGATCAAAGCAGAACAAATTTACCAGGCTACCGATGACGGACTGGATATAATCATAGGATTGTACCCGGACGCCAAGGAGTGCGTACAGAAATACTGTTCGACTGGCACGCCCAAAAAGCACTTTGCCATCCGCAACGAAAAGACTCCTTCTTGCGCTCTTAAGAAATTCAAGGACTGCTGGAAGGTAACCGATTTCGGTGGAGAAGGGGTCGCTGAGTCTCCGATAGATCTCTATATGAAGGAGAAGAATATCGAGCGTTTTCCCGATGCCATCCTCAGACTGGCATCAGAGTATAATATTTCCGATGAGTTGAAGAGGGATGTCAACAAGCCTACGTTCGCCGAACGTGATGCCACCATCGATGAGAAGGATGGCACTCGTATCTTTGAACTCAACGAGAAGTTTACCGAGGACGAACTGAAGGTTCTTGGCCCGAACGTCAAGCAAGACCATGTAGATGCCCTCAACTGGCATTCTGCCAAATGGATAGGCTACGTAAAAGACCGCAAGGTAAAAATCAAGTATAGCAACGAGCACTACCCCATCTTTATGCGTGAATGCCTGGTTTCTCCTGCCGTTGGAGAGAAACCTGAAGTCAAGTTTTACAAGATATATGAGCCACTCAACTTCAGCAAGCAGTGGAGGTTCTCCTACACTCCAGATGGAGTCAAACCTAAACAGTATATCAACGGTCTGGCAGAACTCAAGAAGGCTTATCACGAATTCAATGCCCGTGAAATGGCTGAATTCAACAAGACCAATACCGATGATTCCAAGGTATATAAGGAGAAGAAACTTCCTGAAGCTTTCATCTGTAGCGGTGAACGTGACAGCCTTTGCTGCCGTTCGCTCGGATATCATCCATTATGGTTTAATTCCGAGACCTATAAACCCAGTGAAGAAGAGTATAAGGAAATCATGAAATATGTGGAGGTACTCTATAATATACCCGATATCGATGAGACTGGCATCGCCAAGGGTACGGAACTTGCACTCCGCTTTATCGATATACATACCATCTGGCTTCCCCAGTGGCTTCGCACCTACCACGATAATCGTGGTAAAGGACGCAAGGATCTCCGCGACTGGATGGAACTCCGCAACACCCGCAAGGACTTCAGGAACCTCATGACGCTGGCCATGCCGGCACGCTTCTGGGTGAGTAAGCTCAACAAGAAAGCCAACACCTGGGACCATTATATCGATACGGCATGTCTGTACAATTTCCTTCGCCTTAACGGCTTCTACACGCTCCATGACGAGAACTCTACCATTACCAGGTACGTTCGCATCACCGGTAATGTCGTCAAGCTCATCACCACGAGAGATATCCGTGAGTTCTGCCGCCAATGGGTCATCGATAGAGCAGAGAAGCGAGATATCCTCAACCTGGTGCTCAATACACCGAAACTCTCAAGCGCAGCACTCGATTCTCTCCAGGAGATAACGCTGGATTTTACCAGCTATACCAATCACTCCCAGCTGTTCTTCTTCCCTCGTGTAAGCGTGGAGGTAGATAGAAACGGCTTGACGGAGTATCAGCGGGAAGGAAGTTCCCTGAAGAACTATGTATGGCAGGAGAACGTCATCGACCACAACTTCAGGAAGCTGGACGATATGTTTACCATCTCCCGTACCATCGATGAGGATGGCAGGCCAAAGTTTGATATCGAAGTGAAGAACGTAAGTTCCCATTTCTTCGGCTATCTGATAAACGCTTCACGCACCTACTGGCGCAAGGAACTAGAATACAGATTCGAGGACAAGAGTATCGACGAAAAGGAGGCATACCACAAGGCACACCTCTTTGATATTGCCGGAGAAGGACTGGATGAAAAGGAGATTGCAGAACAGAAGCAGAACCTGATCAACAAGATATTCACGTTCGGCTATATGCTTCATCACTACAAGTCACCATCACGAGCATGGGCGCCTATGGCCATGGACAACAAGATAGGTGAAGATAACGAATGCAATGGCCGTTCGGGTAAGAGTTTCTTCTTCAAGACGCTTTCCCTGCTGATGAAGACCGTAAAACTGTCTGGACGAAATCCTAAGCTGATGGACAACCCTCACGTCTTCGACCAGGTAACCCAGCACACCCAGATGCTGCTGCTTGATGACTGCGACCGGTATCTCAACACCGGACTATTCTATGATAATATTACTTCAGATATGACCGTGAACCCAAAGAACAACCAGAGCTTCACTATTCCTTTCGAGGACAGCCCGAAGATTGCTTTCACTACCAACTACGTGCCAGCAGACTTCGACCCGTCTTCAGAGGCGAGATTGCTTTATATGGTATTCTCCGACTATTATCACCAGCGCACAGAGGATAATGACTATCAGGAGACCCGAAGCATACGTGATGACTTTGACAAGGATCTGTTCTCAAAGACATATTCTGAAGACGAATGGAATGCAGACATCAACTTTTTCTTGCAGTGTTGCCGATTCTACCTCTCATTGGCCGGAGAACCTATCAAGATACTTCCACCGATGGAGAACATCGTAAAGCGCAAGTTCAAGGCTGATATGGGCGTTAACTTCGAGGATTGGGCCAGTTCTTACTTCTCTGAGGAGAGTGGAAGACTGGATCAGTTTATCGTAAGAGAGAAGGCATTTACCGACTTCAAGCAGTTCTCCGGTCTCAACAAGGCTACCACACAGAGCTTCACCAAGAAGCTGAAGGCATTTGTAGAACTCTGCCCTTACGTTGATTCACTCAACCCTTCAGACCTTTGCAACAGCCAGCATCGCATCATCAGAAGAGATCCTGCGCATCCTGAAGGAAGCCCAGTGGAGATGATTTATCTCAGAAGCAAGAAGAGTGATCTTCAAAAAGAGGAAACTCAGGCAAAACAGGGCGATTATCAATCGACAATCGACTGGAGTAAGGTAGATACCAATAGCAATGACCCTTTCTAACCCTCCATATATAATAGAGTAGTTAGCCCCAAGTTATAGTGCAAAGGTACAAAAAATATCTGAATTATGCAAGTATTTTCGGCAAAATTTTCAAGCGAAATTCGCTGATTTTTATATTTCTTTTCTCATGTTACGAGGGAGTGATGAGCAACTGTTCATCGCTCCCTTTTTCGTTGTCAGCAGTTGCCATTCCGGCTGTCCGACTGGTCCATTTTAGCCCTTTTCCCACGCCTACAGCCGTTTTCCCCTCCACCCCTTTCTTATTTATGATACAAATCTTTTGTAACTCTGTAACAGAATGTTGGTGAAAAGATATAAATAACTAGAAAAGAGGGCTTTACGCTCAGTGGAAGCCGTTTACAAAGTTGCGTTACAACTTAGTTACAAACTTTTTCGAGTTTGTAACAAGCCCTTTTTGTATCAGTGCCTTACCTCCTCATATAGGTTATGTTACAACTTTGTTTTGGCCCACTTTTTTGTATCTAAAAAATGTATCAAGAAAACAATACTGATTATCAGCTAGTTACAAAGTCAAAGTTACATGATACAAAAATACAAACTTTTCGGACGAAATTACATCACACCAACTTTACTGATAAAAATAAGTTTTTCACTTATCTTCATTGGTATCTCGGATTTTCTTTGTATCTTTGCGGCAAAAATGATCTATGAATAGAGTAGTTTACATCAAGGTTCCCAAACATATCAGGCAGTGGGCATACCACAGCTATGGCAATCCCGTGGTCTTCCCTGCCATCGGCAACGAGGTGGCCGTGATCCGCCGGCTCACGAGCAAACCTCCTTTCGAGAAATTGTCTCCCGTAGAACAGGAGAGTCAGGACGAGATGCAGAAGGAGAAGGCTGCCCAGCTGCATCGTAGTGTAGAGCATGCCTTCAGCGACGAGGAGTACGAGGAGCAGCGATGGCTCACCAGTCCGGACGATTACCTTGCCCTTCAGCTTCCAGATTCCAAGGCGAAGCCTGTGAAGGAGTTCAACTACCTCGGACCACGTGCCAGAAGAGCCGTGAAGGAGATGGTTTCCGACCTCTTCAAGATGGATCTCTGGGCATCACTGAAGGATATTGCCGACCGCTCCTGCAAGCTTTCTTCCCTCATTTCTGCCTGGTGCGAGCAGCATGGCATTGGCATCGATTACGAGGATACCGTGCGCCAATGCTTCTATAGAATGCGCGATCAGCACGCAAAAAAGGGCGTAAATTTAAACTCTACAACAAGGTTTAGCAAAGATTAACTATATTTTTTCCGCTCCTGCAAACAACTCCGAACAAAGCGGAAAACATCGAAATAACCAAACAACTTAGAAATATGGCATACATCAAAAACATCATTAAGGTGGAGATTACGGAGGCAGAAAACCTCAAGGGGATGGCTTTTCCCTCTCTCCATACCTGCATCCTTCCTTCGGGTGCCAGCTTCCGACAGATTGCATGCAAAAATCCGTCAAGTTGTGAAATCACCGATAAAGTGGAGTCGAAAGTCCGCATTTTCACTTCCAAACTCACCTTCAGGTCGTGCGAACAAATCGCCACTGGAGGGAAGCAGCTCGCCTACAGAGTCACCACTGCCGACGGATGCCGCTATCTCATCGGCAACGAGCATCGCCCATTCCCGGTGCTCACCCGCACGGAAAACATGCCAGGCTCGCATACAGATTCCTCGCTGATTGTCTATGTTGCCACCTGGACAGGCATTCTCAAACCGCTCCAAATCATCTGATAAGTTTTTTTATCTATCTACATTATTATATAACTTTGCGGCAATCAAATTCGCTAAGTTGTATGAAATATCATATTCAAATTAATGGTTATATAGGATCGTGGACCAAAATGATGGTCCACGATATCCTTAAAAAGAACAAAGACAATCATGTCGATGTATCTATCGACTCGATGGGAGGTGCGGTGTCGGCCGGACTTTCCATCTGTCAGATGTTCAAGAATCATGGCGATGTAACCGTTGACTTCCAGGCAGGCTTCTCTGCTTCTGCCGCTACTCTCTGCGCAATGGGTGCCAAGACCATCCGAATGAGCAAGTACTGCTTACTTCTGGTTCACAAGTGCTCCACGGAACAGTTCGTTTGGAGTGCCCTCAACGAGGAGGAGATTGGAACCCTCATCGAACAGCTCCAGAAGCAACAGGAAGACCAGCAGAAGATTGACAACATCATCGCAAATGTGTATTGTGACCGCTCAGGAAAGAAGCATGAGGATGTCATCAAGGTGATGTCTGAAGCCAAGTGGCACACCGTGGAAGAGTGCATAGACCTCGGACTCGTAGATGAGTCGATGGATGGAAAGCCTGTAGAGATTACCGATTCTGTCCAGAACTTCATCAAGTACAACAACCTTCCGGTGCTGCCAGAAGTGGTCAACTCCTGGTACGAGAAGAAACCGGGATTCCTGGGCAGAATCTTCGGCAAGGAAAATTCTAAGGATAACTCTCATGAAAATATAATAGATATGATTAAGAAATGGACTCACATCAACAATGTTCTCAACGTAGAGGGCATTGAGGCAGAGGAATCGGCCAAGGACTGCACCATCTCGCAGGAGCAGATGCAGAAACTGGAGGATAAGATTGCTGCCGACTCCAGCTCGATCAAGACCAAGAACGAGGAACTCGATAAGGTCAAGAACGAGAAGAAGGAACTGGAGGATAAGGTCAAGAACCTGGAGCAGGACAAGAAAGACCTTGAAGAGAAAGTGAAGGATCTGGAGAAAGAGCCGGGTGGAGACACCCACACTGCCGTGGATGATACCAAGGCAGAGGACTTCTGCTCAGATCAAGTGTCGGACGCTTTAATTGATTTTGCATAATATGCCAGAGACTAATAAATTTGTAGCACCTGTTGATGTACACGAGCAGCTGCAGAATACGGCTAAGAAATACCGTAACCAGTTAATCACGATGCCTACCAAGGGTCTGAAGAAGTCACTCAGCTACATGACTCTTCGCCCTGGCATCCGTGTTTCAGAGACCGTAGGCGAACTCACAGGCGGTGCTGAGTTCGGTCCATACGATGAGAACCGCGTGGCAGACGGCAACGTCAAGATTACACCTCGCACCCTGGAGGTGTTCCTTGGCAACGTCGATATCAAGTTCTCGCCTAACTCTGTTTATTCCACCATCTGGGGCGCCAACGCCATGAACGGCGATGCCCTGAAGAATGTGCCTATCACCTTGCAGGTTCTGAACCTCCTTGCCCTGAAGCTTGGAAAGAACCTCGATAAGGTGCTGTTCAAGGCAGTACGCAACGCTTCAGGCACAGGTTCCATCGACCTCTTCAATGGTTTTGATACCATTGCCAAGACCGAACTGGATGCCGACAAGCTTACTCACGACCTCGGAAACCTCATCAAGGTTGCAGATATCCTGGGTGACAACAAGACCATCAACGATGACAACGCCGTAGATTTCGCACAGGGCATCTGCGAGTTTGCCGATGAGGAGCTGATGGCAGAGGATAAGGTTTACCTTTATGTTCCTCAGTCGTTTGTCAACCTCTACAACCGTGCCTTCCTCAAGAAGTTTGGTTCTGTTCCTTACAACAAGGGTTACAACCACCTCACAGTAGAAGGCTTCAGCAATGTAGAGTTCGCCCCACTCTCCAACAAGAAGGACGCTCCTTTCTTCGAGCTTACCACCAAGAACAATATGCTTGTGGGTGTCAACGAGCTTAACAACAACGATGCCGAGAAGGTTAGCGTAGAGAAGTACAGTCCATGGAAACTCGACTTCATCGCTACCAAGTTCTTCGGAACCCAGTTTGAGAGCATCAACAAGGAGCGCGCCCTGTTCATCACCGATGATGGTACAAAGCCACTCATTCAGAAGGCAGCTGCAGCGTCAGTCAGCCAGACCGAAGGCGACCAGAGCGGCAAGGATGCAACAGGCAGCGAATCCCACTAATGTTCCACCTTATATAATATAGGAGATTAAACTATGGTTTGCAATAACAAAGATTTATATAAATCAGTGCGCAAATGTCCGGGTACGATTATTCGTCCCGGCATTAAGCCTAAGTTCCTGGCCATTCCGCTCTCGCAGATCCTTACATGGCCAAAGCTTCCAGACCCAGGTGATACCACCAAAGGCCTGGAGGAACTCGCCACCTATAAAGGCGACTTCACGCTGGCCACTGATGCCAAGTGGCACGTGGTTGACCTCGTGGCACTCAAGTCTTCCATCACTACGGAGACCCAGGGCGAGGCTCCATCTGCCACCTTCCTCAACAAGGCTGAGTATATCATCGGTGGCACGGATGCCGGCATTACCGGTTTCGGCCGTATGGCTATCAATGATGAACTGGTCTATGCCCAGCAGGATCCTAACGGCCGATTCCGCATTCTCGGCAACGAGATGTTCCCGGTTAAGTCAACCTTTGCCCAGAACAGCGGTGCTTCTGCCACCGACTCTAAGACCTCAACGCTCAGCGTAGAAGCCACCGACTTCTGTCCTGCTCCATTCTACGACGGCAAGCTTGAGACCGATGAGGGCGACATCAAGGGCAGCGACGGTTCCGTATGGGTAGCTTCAGAAGGAAAATAAGAGTCGGATACTTTACCCATCTTTCATAACTACGTGAATTTTAGCTTAGGTGGCTCTCGCTTTATGCCTGAGCCACCTTTGTTTGTTTCTCACCTTATTATATATAATATATGGACCATCAATTCACCAGACAGATGCAGGAGTGGCTCAACTCCAAGCACGAATCAGACGAAGATATCATCAAGGGCGCCAATCTGCTCTTCCGCCTTAACCGCGACCGCTTCTATCATGCCAGAGCCACCCGCCAGCCACAGGCATACCGTACCAACATAGAGTACGAACTGAATAAATTCCTCAAAATCCGACTCGACAACATGACCATCGATGAGGTCAGGAAGATGAACGAAATCGTGATTCCTGAAGCCAAGGCCATCATTGCCGAAGGAGAACCGGAAAACAATGGGGAGAATCAGGGAGAATCAGAGAAAATCGGAGAAAATCAGAGAAAAACGGAGAAAAACGGCGATTCCATCGAGGAAGAAGGTTCTTCGGATGATGCAGAACTGCCATCCTCAGATGGCGATGGAGTGGCTGTAGTGCGCAAGGGAAAGCGTAAGGATCACGAATTCCTGCCCAAGGAAGTAGCCGACCTCTGGGACATCAACGCCAAGCGATATAAGGAGATAAAATCCACCTTCGAGACGCTCAAGGCGATGGAAGACAAGGAGCCGTGCGACCGATATGAGTATCTGAAGATTCTTTCGGATCTCGACAAGAAATACCGTGCCGACATGCTCACCTACGATTCATACGTGGTGACCCGTGCCGACCGTGACCGGGTAGCCAAGGAGCGACTCGCCGAGAATTCAACCCAATAAACTTCATAAGATATGAGAGAACCAGCCAACATCGATGCCATCATCGACCTGATGGACCGCACCCCGGAGGAGATGGAAGCACAGGGCGTTCCTGCCAACGTGCGCAACCGCATTCTGCGGCTCCGTGCCCTCTATGCCTGGTGGCTCGCCAATCCCCGCAAGACAGACCAGGAACTGGTGCATAAGGACATGCAGGACTACAAGGTGCAGCGCATGATGGCTTATAACGACCTGCACCTCATCAAGCTTATACTGGGCAACCTTCAGAACGTATCCAAGGACTTTGCCCGCTACCGCTTCGACCAGATGATACAGCAGACCTACGACAAGGCAGAGGAAACGGGCGACGCCCGGGCCATGGCTGCCGCTGCTGCCGCATACGGCAAGTTCCACCAGCTTGACAAGGCCGACCCAGTGGATAACGGATACGACCAGATTCAGCCACAGGTGTTCATTCCTACTTCAGATCCTCGCCATCTCGGACTGAAGCGCATACCGAACGTAATGGGAACCATCAGGAAGCTCATCAAGAAATACACCGACAACAGCATGGACCTCATCAGGATAGAGAGCGAGGACTATGATGAGCAGCTCCTGGAATATACACCTACCGAAGAAGTAAAGGAAGAGGAGAAATCATTATGATAGAACAATATTTCAACCCGGCACAGCAGGAAGTGAACCTCATCAGCGCCCGCGACTCTGTGGTCGTGGGCGGTCGTGGTATCGGAAAGAGCATCCTGCATGCTACCTTCAACCTGCGCAACATGCAGCGCATGCCTGGCAGCGATGGCGGTTTCGTGTCTGCCAATACCAAGCGATGCCTTACCAATACCCTTCCTTCCATGCTCCAGCACTGGGAGCGATGGGGGTTCCACCGGGGCAAGCATTATCTCATCGGCATCAAGCCGCCCAAGAAGCTGGGATGGCCGGAACCGGTAATCCCGCCATCCAACTGGGAGAACACCATCTCCTTCTATAACGGGTCCATCGGTACCATCATCTCGCAGGACCGCAAGGGAACCTCCAACTCCCTCTCGCTCGACTACCTGGACATAGACGAGGCGAAGTTCATCAACTTTGAGCAGCTGAAGGATGAAACCTTCCCAGCCAACCGTGGTAACGTGAACCTCTTCGGGCAGCACTACTACCACCATGGCATGCTCATCACCTCGGATATGCCCGTAACCAAGAAGGGTTCCTGGTTCCTCAACTACAAGAAAGACTGCGATCCTCACCTCATCGATGCCATCTCATCGCTGGTGGTGGAGGAATACGATATCCGCAACCGCATCAAGACCTCGGGCAACATCAGCCTGTATGCCAAACGCCGACTCAAGGAGATTGGCCTGCTCCTGGCACAGCTGCGTTCCAAGGCTCTGTTCTATAAAGAGTACTCTTCAGTATATAACATCGAGGTGCTGGGCATGGATTTCATCAAGCAGATGAAGCGAGATCTGCCAGCCCTCACCTTCCAGACTTCCATCATGTGCAAGCGCCCTTCCATCTCGCTCGACGGCTTCTACTCCAACCTCAGGGATGTGAACCTATACACGGCGCCCAACCTCGCCTATCTGGACGGACTGGAGTATGACATCGACAAGCTTCAGCATGTGGATTCACGCATGGATGATGATGTGGATCCCGACCGCCCGCTGTGCATCGCCTTCGATGCCAACGCCCTGATCAACTGGATAGCCGTGGGACAGGACAACCTGCGGGGTGAAGCCCGCTGCCTGAAGAGTATATTCGTGAAGTATGACGAGAAGCTGCCTGCCCTGCTCGACAAGTTCATGGAGTATTACGAGTACCACCGCTGCAAGGAGGTGAACTTCTATTATGACTCCACCTTCGTGGGCAACAACTACGCCCTGATGAATGATGACTTCCATACCTTCATTTCCAACTACCTGACCGACCATGGCTGGTATGTGAACGAGGTGTATCTGGGCAACCCGATGGGCCACCTGGAGAAGATGCTGCTCATCAACCGCATGTTTGTCGGAAGGGCTGAGCACAGAGCCATGATCAATAGCGAGAACAATGAAGACCTGCTCATCTCCATCCGTCTGGCTGGAGTGTATAACGGCAAGAAGGATAAGCGTGGAGAGAAGCTGGCAGAGACCGAAGAGGATAAGCTGGAAGCCCGCACCGACGGTTCTGATGCCTTCGATACGCTGATGATAGGCATAGAGAAATATCCTCAGGCTGATGGCTACATAGCCACCGGCTCCATGTTATAATGCGATTTCGTAATCCTACATACATGATAGACGTTCTCGGTTGAACGCGTTCCCATGGGGAGTCCGCTGCGAAGCGTGCTCCCCTTTTTCTTTGGCTTTACTGTGTTGCAAAAATCCTGACAGTGGTTTACATATACCGCTAACTCGCAGGGGGCGGCGGGCGGCTTCGGGCGTAGGGCAGTGGGGGGTCTTAATGCTGAAACAGGTGTTTTTCTTCTGTTCAGCCCGGCTGAAACCCCGATGAAATCGAGGTTTTTGGAAAACCGGGTGTGGAAAAGTTGTTGCAAATCGCCGTTTTTCCCTATCGTTATTTTGATGATAGCACCTGCCGATTGCTGCGGTTTCATCGCAACAAGGTACTTTTCTTACCCAAATCTCAACAAAGTATCGTTTCTCTAGTGCCATAACGAATTCATCGTATTATTCCTTCTATATAAGTAAATTTAGCGAAAGTTTTTGCCGATTATCTTGCAGTTATGAATATTATTTATTACCTTTGCACCAGTAAACAGATAATAATGCAATGCATGATTCGGGCAGGCTTCGTGCAAGGCAATATATAATGATATACAGCTGTAATGGCTCGTGCTGAAGGACTGCCCTCTGGATGCACGAGCCGTTTTTATTTATGAGAAAGATAATAGGATACGATGATGATGAGTGGAGCCATTCAAGCGATGATGGCAGCGGATACTCAAATGAAGGTCATGGCAAACATTGAAAATTTAATTAAGGCTACAATGAGAATTATCAGGAAGTCTATTCCCACAGACCACTTGATAGCTCTCATCGCCTTATCTATCACCTGGCATCTGTCTGTGAGCTGCTGCCTGTTGTAGTGGTAAGCTTCCTCTGCATATTCTATGCTATCCAGCAGACAATTCTTCAGGTATATCTTGTTGGCCACATCATCACTTCCGCCCGAGTGTCTTCTTGCATAAGCAATGTTTTTGTCCTGCATATACCCGCTTGCAGCGCTTCCTGCATACTTGAATCCATGTACCGATATAACTTTGGTAAACATCAGCAATAAGGCATCGCTAATTCCGAACCATAGAACTAAAGCCAGCAAGAACTGCACCAGGTCATGGGTATTAACCATAAAAGCAGTAAGTCCCGTAAAACATGTTAGCAGGAAACCAGTCATGGTGTAAGCTCTGTCTGTAGATTTGCGCAACTGCTCTAAAGAACTTCCCAATCTGGCATCGGCTCTAGCGAGAATAACCTGGGCTAGCTCTACAGAGATAAAAGCCCGCATTTCTTTCGATATAAATCTTTCTTCCATATACTATATATAAAAAATGAAAAACACTGCAAAGTTAATCATTTTCCCCGATAAAACAAGTTTTTCTGTTCTAATTGTTAAATCTTACTTAATAATACGTTTTTTCGTAGTAAATATTTGGATAATACGAAAATTAGTAGTATCTTTGCATCGTCTTAATACAAAATGTGTCAATGGCTTTAAAGTACAATTTAAATGAAAAAGAAGCGGAACTGATAGAGGCTATCAGGAATTACAGGCTATCTTACCCAGATGGTTATCCGCAATTATTATGGTATGCCCAGCAGCTTTTTGATGACTTGGTTGACATGCCAGAGTAACTAACAAAAAGCCCTCCCCTCGGGGAGGGCATTAAAAACAACAGAATTATGGAATTTGCAGCAAAAACAAACCAGGCTAAGGACAGTGCCGTAAAGCAGCGCATTCAGGATATCCAGTTATTGGTATCATGGCGCGAGATAGCACGCACCTATTTTGGGAAATCGTCATCATGGCTCTACCACAAGCTTGATGGTATCGATGGTAATGGTGGTGTAGGTGGTTTCACCGAAGAAGAAAAAGTAATGCTCCGTGGAGCGCTATGCGAAGTTTCAAATCGCATTCGTGCTGCTGCGGATAGAATCTAAGAAAAATGAGGCTAGGGGCTAAGCACTCCCCTATAAGACAAAAGACGCCATAGCCTTGTGGTGCTAATCATGCGACTAAGCATGGTTAAAATTCAATTAAACAAATAAACATATAAAAAGAAAAAGAAGCAATACCCTCGGTGCTCCATGCGCCGGGGGTATTTTTTAAACTTTATCATCATGCAGACAGAAAAGCAAAAGAAGGATTTTGAATTGATAAAACGCATGGGACAAGACTTCATGCGCAAAAGAAACAAAGTCCTGCCTGTCGGCTACCTTAAAACAAGCATGGCGATGGCTCCTATCGCTATGGTCTGAATGGTGGTGATTACGTAAAGGAATGCAATATTCCTATCTGCCTGCTTTAGTCGTTCATGAACTATGTCTATCCGTTCATTCGTCAGGCGGACAAGACCCAGAAGCCTGTTTATTATACTTTTTTCTTCCATACCTTATAATATATTATTCTATTAAAATGAAAAACGATGCAAATATAAGGAATTTTATTGAGATATCGGGGAATATGCACGGAAAATCGAGGAAAATGCGGGGAAAATCGGGGAATTTCCGAGGAATCCATTCCTCGAAGTGGCAAAACCGAAGGGAGATCCTGCGGTCGTTTCCGGTCGTTTCCGGTCATTTCCGGTCGTTTTCGCTCGTAATTCGCTCGTAATTCCGATCATTTCCGGTCATTCCCGGTCATTTTCCGATTGATTCCGATTGATTCCGATTGATTCCGGAAAATCATTCCTTTTCTTTCCTTTTCATTCCTTTTCGTTCCTCATTCCTCCCCAAAACCACGGAAAATAGCCCGAAATCCTAATCTTTAGAAGAAAAATACGACTATTTTTTAAAATTTCCCCATTTTTATTTGGCGGTTCCAGATTTTCTTCTTACCTTTGCCACCGCTTAACAAGATGATAGTAATCTATCCGGCAGGGCGACCGTTTCGCCTATGGCTTCTCAGCCGCAGGCTTTTTTTATGCCTAGGAAAATCTTTTTCCCAACTGGGAAAATAGATATGCCCAATACATGGCGGCTGCATGAACCGTAAGATTTGATTAGTCCTCTCGGATAAGTCATCATCTTGTTAAGCAACGGGGAATGCAGCCGCCACCCTTTTCTGTTATCAGAAACAAGTGCACTGCTTATGCTTAACAAGATGATGCAATATGCAGAATTCTATTTTATTAAATGATGCGATGCAGGCCAAGCCTGCGGGCATCCACGTGAATGTGAACGAGGGAATGAAATCCCTCAAGTGTGCAATCAAGCGTGAGGCTAAGCGTCTCATGGCTACCAAGAGCGAGACCTTCAGCTTCCTCTGCGAGGAGAAGGTAACGTATGGCGAGGTGGTATTGACCATGGTGGGAATGCTTGCCCTGGTGATGCTTGTGTTTATAGGTGGTTATCTTTTCGGAGGGGAGGTGATGTAGCGCTATGGAGAAGAATTTCATAAAGTCTCAGATGCAGGAACGCCTGGCAGATTACAAGATACTCTATCCAGACACCACAATTACAACGGTCAGCATGGATGGCGGCATACCCATCCCCCACAAGGATGGCCTTGAGCTGAGCAAGCTAGTATGCCACATGATGCATAGCGGGCTGCTTGAGTTCTCGATATTCTTCGATCAGATGTATATCTTCAAGTCGAAGGAGTTTCTGAAGGTTGCTGACGGCTTCAAGAAGGGAGCCAGGGTAAGATTCTACGACCCTCGCACGCCCGCTTTATGCCACGAGAGCGTAATGAAGGCAGACGGTATGCGCTATGACGGGGGTATTCCTTTCATTTGGACCGAGGATAGCGATGCCGACTGCTTTATGGAGTGCAACACCTTCGCAGTATATTGGCGACCGGTAGAGGAAGACAAGAAATAACTGTCTTTTTCTGATTAAAGAAAAGTGAGTAATTTTGCAGTATTAAAATTTAAATATATAGGATTATGAAAGATCAGCAGACAAACAATATCGGTACACAGGAAGAAGTGAATAATGCCACACAATGGCAGGAAAATGCCCAGCAGGATGGCAATAACATGCCATCGCCTGGCAAGAATGAGGGTGTCGGTGCGAACGACAAGCCGCTCACCACAGAGGGTTTTCATACGCTGCTTAAAATGAACACCATCGAGCTATCGGATGCGAGAACAGCCTACGCCACCGAAATATCCGACCTTAAGCAGGAGTACGATGATACCCTGACCGAAATACTGGAGAAGGAACAGCTGGCAAACCTTGAACTCCGTGCGGCACGCGAGGAATTCGAGATAGCCAAGGAGAAATACGAACAGACCCTTCGTGAGCTGAAGAAAGAGCGCAACGAGGCCGGCCGCAAGCAGAATGTAGGCAAGGCCGAGGCCAAGAACCGCTGGTCTTCTGCCAACGAGGAGATTCAGAGTAAGCGCCACAACATCTTCGAGTGGTACAGAAATTCGGGGGGGGTACTCACGGGAGCCGAGGAAGGACTCCTTCATCCAGGTTGGACCAGAGACAAGAAAGGAGGAATGAGCGATGAATGATGAATTAAGAGAACTCGTATTAAACGAGAATGTTCCGATGAGTCTCGTCGAGGAGTTTAGCAGCAAGGTAAAGGCTTTAAAGGATAAGGCTGAAAAATTGAATTCAGCAATGAGAGAAACACGCTCCTTTGGCGTAAAGCTTGAATGTGTGGAACAAATGACTCAGCTTCTTGAAAAAAAAATTAAAGCTGAAGAAGACTTCGTAAAGGAAGCCAGAAAGTATGTAAAGAAAGGAGGTGCTGGCGATGAAGAAAAGTAGAAGCAACAGAAGACGCATCGCCAGGCTGACGAGCAGGGAAATCAAAAAATGCAAGTTCTTTGCTATTACAGGCAGAGGAATAAATGCCTGTAAGCTAGAAGTTAAATTTTGGAGAGACAACAATGTTGTCGCGTCAGTCGCATTCTTCGATGATGCACCACATAAGCAGACTGTTATCCGCTGGTTTGATCATCGCTACTATACTCTTCAATACGGTGCTAAAGAGGCTAAGCCGTTCAACATGACTCTGGCCAAGTGGAAAACCATAAACAACGATTAGGCATGAACGAGAATAATCCAACCAACATGCGCATGACAGCGGAAGTATGGAATGCGCTGGCAGATATGATGAACGTTGCCCAGCTCGACAACTTCATCGAGAACCTCAACTTCATACAGGATAAGCTTGTATCAGACGAGGTAGTGACCAACGGCGTGGACGATTTCGGAGGTCCCGGCAAGGTGCTGCTCATGCTCAACGCCTTCAAGCGCATGAGCAATCTCTTCGAGACCATGGAAATCGCACTCAAGGCGAAAGGAGGTGCGGCATGACGGAAGCAGAGCTGTGGCGTATGGGAGTAGCCCTCCACGCCTACCTGGAAGATTACCAGCCCTATGATCCGAACAAAGACGCTCCCGTGGAATACAAGACCTCGAAGGAGATTCAGACCGACATATCGGATATGGTAACGGCAAGCGTCAACGATATCACGGAATACATGCTGAACGAGGGCTACAAGATGGGCTATAGCGGCAAGCAGCTGGCCTGGATAATGCAGGACGATTCAGCGCCCTTTTAAATGATGACATTCATTTTTTTTCAATTAGAAATCATATAAACCTGTTCAAAAGGTTCATAAGCTTAGGCTAAGCGTAGCCGATTATAACTTATACTAGTGTATTTCACAATGCCCGGTCGCCGTGAGGCGGCTGGGTATTTTTATTTTCTCCCCTATCATCCTATCTTTGCATTGTTTTAATGAAGCAGAGATATGATTACAGTTATCAACCAACCCATTTCGCCCATCTTCACCAGCGAGCTCGACGCCTTCTCCTTCAAGATAAGCGGCGAGTATGCCGTCGTCACCATCACCTGTGGCGATGAAGAGGTGCTCAGCGAAAACTACTACCCCGTATCGGGCAAGGTGACCATACACGACCTGGGCACACTCATAGCCGACTACGTGCGCCAGACCGTGGTGGCCGACTGCACCATCAAAATCACCGAGCATACGGGCGACAGCGACACGGACAGCTGGACGGGCAAGTTTACTGCCCACTATGCCACCGTGGATATCAACATGAGCTGCGAGGCGTTCCTCAACACTTTCTTCCTCACCCTGCTCGACGGCTACAAACTCACCCGCCTGGGGCATCGTGAATACCTGCATGCAGCAGGCGCAGACAGCACCGTCCCCATCGTGGTAGCCCAGTATTTCGACGGCAATCACACCGTGAACACCGCCACCTTCGGAGCGGAAGACGTGCCCGTCCATACCGACAAGGGTGTAACCACCTTCGATGTGTCGCCCGACAGATTCTACGATGAGAGCAAGGGCAGTCTCTTTGCCTATACCGTGAGCGTGGGCAAGCGAGAGCAGGAGTTCAGGATAGACCACACGCAGGCCGTGGCAGACCCTGTGCTGCTCTTCACGAACTCGTTCGGCTGCCAGGAGATCTTCTACTGTCTGGGCAAGAAGAAGATTGCCCCAACCTTCGAGCGCAAGCAGGCGGTGATTGAAGGCAAGAAAATCAACTATTCCGTAAGGGAGACCCGCACCTTCGAGGGCGACACCGGCATTATTCCGCCATCCATGGCCCATTTTGCCGAAGACCTGCTGCGAAGCGATGAAGTCTATCTCTTCAGGGATTATGCCCAGGATAAGGAAATCACCTTTACCGACTCGAAAAGCGAACGGACCAACGAAGATGACGACCTGGCAGAGTTCACCTTCTCCTACCAGTATGCCCAGAGGGTACAGAACGTCATCTTCAGAACCGTAAGTTCCACATCGGGAAGAATCTTTGATGATTCCTTCGATGATACATTCAACTAGAAGTTTCACCCTTATAATTTTGTCGCAGACATGCCAAAGGATACAACACCCAAAGCCATTCACATCAATGAACTGAGGCGTGCGCTGGATATTTCCCGCATCGACCGCACGCCCGTGGACCTGGACTGCTGGAAGGGCAGCGACGGTTCCATCATCCAGTATCGGGGCTGGCTGGTGAAGAGCAGCTCCTGGCAGCAGGGAACCCACAACCTCTACAACCCCGCGAACCATCAGATACGCAAGGTGAGGGATATCTTCATCTTCAGATATAATGATCATTCTATTTATTTATAACAGATTATGGAAAAGAATAACAACGATATTGACATCACCTTCGCCACCATGGGCGCTGTGCTCGACTATCAGACCTCCTCCCCTACCAGCGGATTCGTGGAGTCGGGCAGCATCTTCGATGATGACGGAACCGCCCCTCTCGTTGAGATAGAGATAGGCAAGAAGAGTTATACCTACATACCGTTCGGCGAAGACAACATGCTGCCCTACGAGCTTATCAGGCGAATAGGGGAGAGCAGCGTGATGGCACAGAACAAACTCTTCAACGTGCTCACCTGCTACGGCATGGGCTTCCAGTATAACGACGTGAAGACCAAGCTGCCCAGCAAGGACAAGGAAGTGAACCTGTTCAGGATGCACAATTCCATGAGCCGCTTCTTCCTGGAGCAGATTACCGACATGAAATACTTCTTCTTCTGTGTATCGGCCGTCATCCTCAACAAGAAGGGCGACAAGATAGTGGGCATCCGCCACAAGGAAGCATGCTACTGCCGCTTTACCCAGAGCAAGAACGGACGTTCGGAATACGTGCTCTATGCCAACTGGAGAAACAGCGTAACGCCCGACAACGTAGAGGTTCTGCCACTGCTCGACGAGCTGGACCCTCTGGGCGACCTCCAGAAGCGCATGGGGCTTGACGGACAGAACGGCAAGGTGAAATCACGGCAGAGCACCCAGCCGGCCTGCAAGGAGCGCGTCTTTGCCATCGTAACCCGCTTCCCTACCCCAGGCTGCCAGTACTATCCCGTGCCCTACTATTCCGCCATCTTCAGGGATAAATGGTACGACATCTCCCGGCTCATCGCCATCGGCAAGATGGCAAAGCTGAAGAATCACGCCACCATTCCCTACCTGGTAGAGATTCACAACGACTACTGGCGCGGCATCTTCAAGGAGGAACACATCACCGACCCCGAGAAGCAGAAGCAGCGCAAGCTTGCCGAGAAGGAGAAAATCCGCTCCTTCATATCGGGCATAGAGAACAGCGGCAAGCTCTGGATAGCGGGCTACTACACCACGCCCGACGGCAAGGAGGTGAAGATGGTGCGCATCACCCGCATCGACACCTCGAAGGATGGAGGCGACTACAGCGACGACATTGCCGAGAGCAACAACATGCAGTGTTATGCCGACAACATCCATCCCAACCTGGTGGGAGCCACGCCCGGCAAGAGCCAGACCAACAATTCGGGTTCCGACAAGCGTGAACTCTTCACGCTGAAGCAGAGTATAGAGAAGGCATTCCACGACCTGATGGAGACCGTTCACTGGGTGGTGATCTACTTCAACCACTGGGAAGAGAAGGTTTATCCAGACGTTCCGCTCATCATGCTCACCACGCTCGATGAGAATAAGGATGCCAAGAAAGTGTCTAACAATCCAAATTCAAAGACAGATGATCAAGATTAGCATTGAACAGTTTGAGCAGCTCCTTCCTTTCGTGGGGGCTGCCACCGAAGATGTCTTCAGGAACATGGAGCCATCATTCAGCATTCCATACAGCGAGCTGGTGGAACAGGTGATAGGTAATGAATATGTGGAGGAAGCCACGCAGGAAGGCACGGAACTGATGACCGCCATCCGCAGCTACGTGATACGTGCCACCTTCCTGAGCCGTCTGCACTCGCACGACCTCATCATGACAGACAACGGTTTCGGCGTGGTATCCAACGAGAACATCGCTCCGGCATCGCAGGCAAGAGTGGAAGCCATGAAGGCAGAACTCACCTATCAGCGCGACTACAACAAGCACCAGGTTATCTTCCTGATGCGCAAGTTTGACGGCTGGAGCGAGACGGAACAGGCAGAGATGAACATCCACTCGCTGGTATGGTCGCCTTCCATCCTCTCGGGCTGGTGCGGCGTAAGCGGACAGCTCACCTACGACGACCTGGCGAAGTACAAGAAATCCATCGATGCCACCGAGGCATTCCTGCGCAAGCAGTTGGGCGATGCCCTCATCGATGAAATCATCGCCGAGGAGCGAAAAGGTCATTTTGCCCCATCTCATCGTGCGGCAAAGGTAAAAATGCTCGCTTTCATCGGTGAACACCTCACCGTAAATGGTACTGAGAAAACGACCGTCGAATACCTGCATCGCAGCACCCTTCTCTTCGAGAACCTGCTTCGGTTCATAGAGGAACACATCGGTGATTTCGAGAAATACGCGGTTTCATCGGCCTACAAGGCCAATCACATGAAAAGTTATGAAAACAAAGCTGACGACACAACCTTCTTCTTTGCTGGCTGACGGCACGCTGGTGCTGCATGCCCCACACTCCTGGAGTGAACTGACGCAGGACCAGCTGCGCTACGTGCTCTACCTGCTTACGCAGGACTGGGACGAATGGCAGATAAAAACCTACCTGTTCTGCAGGTTTGCGGGCGTGAAGGTGCTCAACGAGAAAAAAGACGGCTGGCTCTGCGAGGTGAAGACCGAAGAAGGCAAGAAGCTGCGGTTTTTCCTTGAGCTATGGCAGGTGAGGGAGTTCTGCGAGGAATTCAACTTCATCTTCGACGGCAAGGGAGCAGACAACAGGCTCGACTTTATAGGCCGTTTCAAGGCTGCGGACGTGGAACTGCACGATGTACCGTTCTACAACTACATCGTCTGCGACAACTACTACCAGAACTTCCTACAGAGCGACCAGTCGGACGATACGCCTATCCGCGAGATGGCTGCCATCCTCTACCTGAAGGAGGATGGCAGCGAAGCAGGACAGATAGACTGCTCTGCACCCGAGGTGATAGGTGTGTTTCTCTGGTTTATGTGGATAAAGTACAACTTTTCCACACATTTCCCTCATCTCTTCAAGCCAGCCGGCGGTGACGGCGAGTATGATGCCACCGAAGCCATGAACGCCCAGATAAGGGCGCTGACAGGTGGAGACATCACCAAGGAAGAGATAATCAAGAAGGCTGACGTGTGGAGGGCACTCACCGAGCTGGATGCCAAGGCACGTGAAGCTGAAGAACTGAACAAAAGACTGAAGAAATCATGATCAAGACAGACATCAACACTCCATCGGTACAGGTGGGCTTCGATGCTTTTTCCTATTTCAGAGACCTGACGAAGAAGAACAAGCTTACTCAGGAGCTGGGCTTCCTGGCCACCACCTGCTCCAGTCCCATGGCCTTTGAGGGCATGCTGGCAAATATGCAGAAGAGCAGGAACTTCATAGTGATAGACGATACCAACGACGGCAACGTGGCGGTGAACGAAGACGGAAGTTTCCGCAAGATAGTAACCTATACGGTGTGGATCCTGATGCGCTACAGACTCAACGACATGAACGACCGCCAGGAGAAGCTCAACACCTGCCGCAAGATATTCCGCCAGTTTCTGAGCCGCATCCTCATAGACAAGATGAAGTGGGAAAGCGATTTCACCTATCTGCTGAGCGACCAGGTAGATAATCGGGAGATAGGCGCATATTTTATTAACGGGCTTACGGGCGTAGAGTTCCACATCGACGTGAGTGAGCCGCTAGATCTGGTATATAACAATGAAGAATGGAACGAATAACATCAAGACTCCCGTCACCCAGGAAGACATCCACGCCTATGAGCGTGGATGGGCTGAAGAGATGGTGAACATCTGGAAGGAGAAGATCATACACTACCGCATCCGCCATACGGGTGCTCTTTACAACAGTGTGCAGGCTACATCGTTTGGCGGATCATCAAGAGTCATCGCCCACAAGTTCCTGCTCTACGGCCTGTATCAGGAGACGGGAACGGGCAACGGTTATTACCATGGCAACCCTGGCGACCTCTACTTTCTGGATAAGGAATATCGTGCGAAGCATCATCTGGGCGAACCGAGACAGCGCCGCCCATGGTTCAACCGGAAATACTATATTTCCATCATGAAGCTCAACGATATGGAGGGCTATTTCTACGGTACGGAATACCAGGGATTGATGGCAGACCTGTTCAAGCAGATGTTTGGCAAGATATAGTGTATTTTTGTTTCAGGAATCTTATTTGTATTTTTGCTTCAAAATTTAAATAGAATCATGCAAAACGAAAATACCATACAGGAACTGACCAGGATGCTCACCGGCATACGTGATGAGCGTGCCAAGGGAGCCAACACGGCATGGCGTGTGGGAAGCGCCCTGCTTGCCCTGCTCGACTATGCCAAGCAGGACAACGGAACCTACCTGTCCAGGGAACATGACGATGCCGCTGCCGGTGTTATCACTTTTCTGAAAGGAATCGTCTCTGAATCAACGGCTAAGATGAAGGGAGGTACACAGTTTGGTAGTTTTACCTCGGGCATCATGGGCGGCACGGGTGCGCAGATTGACGAAAAGGGCAATGCTGAGGTGGAATCGATTACTGTGCGAAGCTCTGTTATCGCCAAGGAGCTTATCGTGAACCGCCAGACGGCAATGGAAAGCAACTTTGTGTTCACGGAGAGCGGACTGATTGAGAGTGTAAGCGAGATTCCTGCAACATCTGAAGGCGGCAATACCACCTATTTACTGAGGCTTCAAAAACGATGGGAAGGTGACTTTACGGCTTTCAGGGAGAACGATGTGATTTTAGCATCGGTCAATAGGCTATCAGGAAATGGGGGGTATTATGATATGTGGCTGAGAGTTCTTTCGGTGAATACCGTTGCAAACACCATTACTGTGGTCTGCTATCCCGATAGCGAGGTTCCTTCTGGTGCGAATCATCCTCCTTGCGAGCTTGCCCGGTTAATCCGCTGGGGCAACGCCGTGGATGAAGACAGGCAGAGCTGCTGGTATATATCGTCGTCTGACGGATTACTTGTCTGGCTTGATCATGTAACGAAGCCTATCATCGATAAAAGTAACTATTCGGTGGCCATCGGCAAGCTTCCAGATGCGCTGTCGTTCATCTTCGCAGATTATCCTCTTGCAGACAAGCGTGACGGAGCGTTCTATGCCAAGTATCTGGCTGTACAGAATATTCTCAGGACGGACTACCAGGGCAACGTAAAGCAGGATGTTGTTGACAGAGGAAAATGGTCGCTTGAAGTAGCCAGAGGAGACAAGCCATACCGGTGCACTGCCACAGAAGTACATGACGTTTGGCACTACGGTTGCAGGTGGAGATGCCTTGTAGATAAAACGGCTGTTGAACCCAAATACGCAAGCACTGGCTGGGCGTTCGTTGAGGGTAATCCGGAATTCGCAATCAATGTCGTATCTTCAGATGGCTGGAGATTCTCCAAGAATTATGTTTTTAGCCGGAGAAACGACCTTGGCGAACTCACGGCCTTCACTACTCTATCCGTGGTCGGAAAGCTATACAACAACGATGTAACAGAACATCTTTTCAACGTTGCATGGACCAGAGATACAGGAGATGCAGAGAAAGATAACCAGTGGGCACAGCAGGTGGCACAGAGAAAAGACCAACTCACTCTACCGCTCAAAGGAAGCGATCTGGGAGAAAAGTGGTCGTACGATAATCCTTGTGTCTTCAAGTGTACCGCTGAAATTAAAGATGGCGAGACTTACTCGTCTGAAATTGAGATTGAATTTTAAAATTATAAATTATGGTTTTAGCAAGAAGTAACAGAAAGAAAATGGATAAGGCTCCTGTCATCTACTCGACTATGTGCAATATCGAGGTAATGGCAGACGGCTACGTTCCGAACACGCAGAACTACGATGCGATTGATGACATTTTCTATCCGGACTACAACGATGGGCCACTTAACCTGTTTCCTCGTTGTACGCTGATTAACCCAGACTCTCCGATAGCAGCCGTGACGTGTAATAGCAAGCTGCTCTCGTTCGAATGGTTCGAGGTGACACCGAGCGGCCAGACGCCTGTCTACAGTCAGGGAGTAACTATGCCAGACGGATACGATGTTGTTACATCAGGAGATTATGCAGGTCAGCTCGTTGTCAAGAAAAACGGCAAGGTCGGCATTCCTAGAGCGATGCGATTCGTAGGAATCTATGTGGAAGATGGTCACACATACAAGTTTGACAAGAGTATTCCGCTTATCACCAACGACGTTTCCCTTGCAAGCATTGAGCTGATGATAGATGCCGATAAGGCGACAATCTACAATCCACTCCGAATGGGCGAGCAGCAGACCATCAACGCAAAGATTATGAAGGGAACCGAGGATATCACTAATAGCGATAAATGTAAACTGCTCTGGTTCCGCAGAAATTCGAATGGTACGGAAACCCCGCTTACCGGCAACGTAGATTTCGATAACATCGATATCGTTTCTGCTGTCAAGACCGCAAATGGAAGCATTACATCGCTCACCGTCAACCGCGAGCTTATCGGAGACGGGCAGACGTACGTGGTTTACGCTCTCTATCGTGCCAGCAAGAAGTTTCCAACTGCGCCTGCCGAGTATGATCCTCGGGCGTACACGACTATTAAGCGTCAGTTCCCTGAGCTTACGTGCGATGTGCGAGGAGATGGACTCCGCTCTAGCACGGATGCAGCATGCGTGAAGGCTATTGTTAGTGACGGGCAGGGCGTTGTCGAAAATTGGAACCGCTATCTCTACGCTTCCTGGAAGGTATCTGATGGTACGAAAGAGGAAGAGAAAATGCGAGGCGAAGAAGTGATGATGCCAATGGAGTATGGAAAAACATTCTTCTGCGATATAGAAGACAGAGGAATCAATAAGGTACTGGTTTCTGATACCGGCGAATGGCTTACTGATGCCGATGGAAACGTTATCGTAACAAGAGATTACGAAGGCGACTGAGCGATTGTTTAATATATTAAATATACGATTATGCCATATTACGTAAAAGTAACAAAAAAGGTAAGAGAAGCAATTCTGCCAGCTTACCTTGTAGTGCAGAAAACATTTGACGGGAATTATCTTCTGTTCCAGTCTGCACTCGAAAAAGTAGAAGGCAATACGCTTTCTGAGAGATGTAAGAGAATTGGTGGCGCCCTGCTCACTCCGTTGGAGGCTAAGGCCGAGATTAAAGGAACAAGTTGCCTTCCTTGCCATACGCCTAAGGAATATGGTGGTGAGGATACTGAAGAGAATACGGCACCAGGCATTGATACCGGTATCGGTGCAGGAAGCGAAAGCACGGATGCCGGCACTGAGGAGCCTGACAGTCCAAGTGGGGCGGGCGACAGCGAAACCTCAGAAGGGGATCTGGAAACCGGAACAGAAGGGGCTGACACCGCAAAGGACGCAGAAATAGTAACAAATAAAGAAAGCGAGGTAACAGATGAGTAAAAGTAGTGCAACCTTTAGAATTATCAGTATATCAAATGGTAAGTCATACTACCCTTTATTGCTGTGCGACCAGGGTGATATTAACCAGTATTACAATGACGCTGGTGATGTCGTACCTGTATTTAACGAGAATAACTCTCCGTTATTGATGCTCCTTCTGTATGATTCCGAGAACAGCGCAAAGTCTGTTGTGATTAAGGACGAAAATATCATCTGGTACGTTAACGGCAAGCAGCTTTCATTCTCGGGCGGAAAATCAACAACGACATTTGGTGTTAACAACGAGACAGGACATTTCGTAAAGATGTCGAAAGAGATTGACGGCGTGGCCGTTCAGTGCTTAAAGGTTGTCAAAAACCTGATTAACATTAACGGCAAAAGTTCGTTCTCCATCACGGCAGTTGCCACTGTTCCGGTTGATAATACAAGCTTCGGTGCGACAGGAATCTTCCCGGTAACAATTGGTTATGGCGATGTATCCTCCAAGAAGGTGAGAATCCAGTCTCCTGCAACATACAAGGGAACTCCTTTTGTCATCTCCGTGAAAGACGGAAGCTGCCAGCTTGAAGCCGTTGTCGTTACAAGTAGCGGAACAACAAAGGACGGGTTCACGTTTAAGTGGTCCCAGCAGAAAGATGGCGCCTGGGTGGTTCTCGAAGGTAAAACGGACTCCATCCTTGATGTATCAGAGGGAATGGTTAACGGAGCAGCGCTGTTCATGTGTGAGGTGTCAAACGACAATGGCGTATATGGTACAGATATTCAGAGCGTGACCGATGTTTCGGACCCATGGCAAGTTTACCCTAACCCGGTGGACGACAACGGAAAGCCGGCATCTCTTATCAGCTATAAGGGAAGCGGTGTGGCATTCAGATTTAAGCCATACGTGAAACATGCCGGTTCAGATACCAAGCTTGATGCAGCAAGATGCAAGTTCAGCATGGGATTGTTTGATTCCGTAGGCACGAAGCTAAACAAAAAGGGTTCCTCGGCAAACCCTCCATTCCTCGACTCAGAAGAGAAGACGGAGTTTGTAATACCGGAGAAGTTCATTACCGCGAATAACGGAATCGATGGAGAGATAATCTGTGTTATCACGGATTTGACAACGTAAAAAACAAAAATTATGACTATAGTACGCAAAGCATTTCATATAGCAAGCGTTTCAAACGGCGAGGATGCGGTCTCTTACGAGATCGTACCCTCTACCGGTGCCTTGTCTGTTGATGCGAACGGCAACTGGGCCAGCGGTACTGCACTATGGGATCAGGATAAATCTTACGCGGTTGTTAAATGCTATGTATATAAGGTGGTAGGTTCTAAGCGTGAACTATGCAATGGAACCGTGTTGTACTATACAGCTGAAGGCTCTAGAGTTTCAAGGCCCATCTTTAATAATGGATTTTTCTATGTCTATATAGATAAGTCGGCAAGCGTGATAGATGTACGCGTTTATGCGTTCAACATGGCAAGCGGCAAGCCGTCTGGCGACCCGCTTGCCATGACGAGCATCACCATCAATCACGATGGAGCAAATGGTAAGGATGGTGCATCTGTTACCTGTGAATATTCCCGTGACAAAGTATCATGGGAAAAAGATTTTAGTGACGGATGCATCTATATGCGTGTGAAGACCGGAAGCGGCGCATGGAACGTGATGCGTATTGTCGGCGAAAAGGGAGCCGATGGCATAAATGGCAGTTATACCAAATACGATTTTGCAATCAGTGCAAGAGAGACCACTACGGACATTAATACTCAGCCTAGCGACATCAAGAGTACAGACTGGCAAGACGCTCCGCTGAAGACCACCGCAGCGAAGCCATTCCTATGGTATCGGGTTACCCATTACGACAGCAAGGGCAAACCAGGCACTCCATCGTACGTGCGCATGAACGGAAAGGATGGAGCCAACGGAACATCAATCAACATCAAGGGCAAGAAAGACGCGCCTAACCTGCTTCCCCAGAGCGGAGTTAATCTCGGCGATTGTTATCTGATTGCCGGAGAGCTATGGGTGTATGTCAACGGAGACAGTTCTGATGCCAACGTCATGTACGGTTTTGTTAATTGCGGAAGTATCAAGGGAGAGCCTGGCGAGAATGCCACCCAATACTATTACCACATAGCTTGGGCGGAAAACATCACTAAGGATGCAAGCGGAAAGATTACGGCTGCCGGTTTCAGCACATCGGATCCTGCCGGTATCGGTTATCCGTACATGGGTGTATGCTATACTACCAGTGCTAAAGATCCAAGTACTCCCGATTCGTACAAATGGGTCAAGGTGGAGGGCAAGCCTATTGTGTCCTACGAGATTCGCCTTGATACAGATTCCGTTACGGCAGATGGCAAAACAGGTAAGTTTCTTTCGAAGGATTTAGGGCGCTTTCATTTCGTCAAACATACGGGCGACAAATCGGAAGAGTTAGAAAAGGTGCTCGAAAGCGATAACTACATTATCATATATGTTGGCCACGACGGAAAAACGGCTGAGTATAGTTTGGGGGATGGTTCGGATAACATATACGACTGCCTGATGATGAATACGGAAGAAGAAGCCGTAAGCTTAATGAAGTTCTTCTGGTATGATGCTCCTGTATATGTAGGCAACGGAAATGATAAGGACTATGATTACGTTGAGGAACTTAAAGCTACTCAGGGAATCCCTACTGAACACATGAATTTGAACATCTTGTCAAGTGCGGTATTTACTGTTATTCGCCAGCCGAAAGATGGTGAGCGTGGCAGCGCAGGCGCAATCTGGAGACATCACAAGGGTTTCGTTGATTCTTCGGAGACGGAGCCATACGAGTATATGGCTGGCGGAAGTGACGAGAAATTCATTGATGCTGTACTGATAGGCAAGATTTGGTATCGATGCATTCTGAAATACGAGTCAACAGGCAGGACGGATACGAGGAATACTCCGGGTTCTTCCGAGTTCGGCAAGTACTGGTCTGCGGCTGACATGAGCATGGCCTTCATTGCGACCGATTTCTTTCTCGCGGAGAACGCCAAGATCAACCTCTTCGGGTCGAACGAAATCAACCTGTATAGTTCGAGTGAGGACGGCAAGATATTCGGTTCCTTCAGGGTTCCGAATGGAAATGGTGATGGTTCAACCTATGCGCTATGGCTTGGCGCAGAGACGGGCAGCGAGGCTCCGTTCTCGGTAACGAACAGAGGATACCTGAAGGCTATCGATGCTGAAATTTCCGGAACCATCATGGCGAAAGGTGGAAGTATAGGCGGATTTAAGATTAACGAGGACGCTCTTGGCTCTAATAATGGGTACAATATGTATCTCACGAACAACTTCATTCATTTCGGAAACTGGGGAGCTTTCTTTCACAACGCAGGATATAACATCAATCTCGGATACCAGAATCGACATGGTGTGGAAGTTAGTTCTTTTTCTAGTGACACGAACGATATTAATGTGGGAGGATACTTCTGTGTTACAGCTAACTCGGAAAAAGATAAAGGCGGATATTGTGCCGCACTGGAATTGGCTAGCATGTGGGCAACTGGAGCAGGTGATATTGATATGACTGATGCCGAAAAGGGCAATCATGCAATACTTATACGGAATGGGGACGTTGCCGGCTTGAGGCCATCTTTTGTCCGTATCAACAAGAGTAAAGAGCTCTCCAGCTACAACTATAACATCGAGTGCTATAATGCAAATGATATAACCCTCACCTTGCCAGACACAGAAGGCGCATGGGGACAGCATCTTGTCGTGATTCAGCGTGGAGACGGAAAGGTAATTTTTACCTCGACAAATAATATTCATGACCTCAATGCCAACAAGGACTCGAAAACTTGGTTCTCGGGAACCAGAGGTCAGGTAAGTTATTTCTGGTTTAACGGTACTGAGTGGCTGGTTAGGTATATAAACAGATAAATAGATAGATATGAAATACAATTTAGAAAACGTAGAGGTCTATACCTCAATCGACAAGTCATCTTGTCAAGTAGTGAACCTCCGCAAGGACATCGCAAACCTTGTGTATAACCGCGGAAACGGCTTAGGTCTCGAAGGTACTGCCCTCGCAACCAAGATGTGGAACGGTAATTCTGAGACGGAGTACAATGAGAGAGAGACGGAAATCATCCGCAAACTGGTGGTTCAGAATTGTGCTCCATGCGTAATTGATGCGGTTGTCGCAATCATCGGAAACGGAGAAGAGAATAAGTAATTTTGAGTAGTAATTTTTTAAAAGTAATAATTATGGGAATTCAGACAAAGAAAATGAGCGAGTGGCTCGCTTCTAATGGTCAGGCTGTCACTAACGCAAGTAAGAACACAATGATTGAAGCTGTTAAGGCGAATTCATTGCAGATGTACGACGGCGTATTCGTCATGTATCATCGTAACA